GTTGGCGCTACCTCGCGGCTGAAGCAACGGAACAGAAGGGACTGGCTAGTTTTGCACAGGAAGATTTCGACGTTGACAGCAACGGGCATGTCACAATCGCCGCACTAGCGGTAGATAATACACAATTACAAAATAATAGAGTCTCCTTTGCTGATGGAAATACAAAAGAAGACTTTGAACTTGATCAAGAACTTACTGCAACCACTGGATACAGAGGATTCAATTATCTTAACTACGTTAAAGTTAACGATACGAGCGGTAATCTTTTGTTTGGGGCTAACAATACAGGGGATTCTGGCGCTGGCGAGATTGATGTCAACGTCCGTTCCTATTTTTCTGATCCCAATATCGATCTGGATGGCGCTGTCGATCAGGTCATTAATAAGGATGGATCTGGTCATTTCACCATAAGTCATACTCAGAATGTTGCGACACCTAGAAACCTCAACATTCTTGCAACAAACTCTGGTTCGGGAACTTCTAATATCGTAATTCGTGCAGAAGATACTGTTACAATTAATGCAACTGAAGCAACTGGTAAGGTTCATGTAGAAGATCTTAGAATTCAAGACAACTTCCTTGCTTCTACTGGTCAATTAAATCTTGACCCTGGTGATGACCGTGCTGCTACTGGTCTGGTTCGTATCTACGGTGACCTTCAGATTGACGGCACAACTACCACAGTTAATTCAACTGAACTGACAGTTGATGATGTTACTATCCTTCTCGGTGGTGACACTGCTCCTGCATCTGATGACAACCTTGACCGTGGTGTTCAGTTCCGCTATTACGATAGTCAAGCACGTTTAGGTTTCTATGGTTGGGATACTAACTATACTGATTTGGGTGGTCATGAAGGTGGTTATCGTTTCCTTCATGCTGCTACAAATACTTCCGAAGTCTTTACTGGTACTGATTCTGGTATTATTGCTGGTAATGTAAAACTTACCACTAACACCAACTCTACTTCCAACACAACTGGTGATCTTGTAGTTGCTGGTGGTGCTGGTATCGGTCAGGATGTTAACATCGGTGGTCTTCTGGATGTTGATGGCACCTTCCGTGCTAACAGCACTTCTCGCTTTGATGACAACATCGTCCTGCAAGGTGCATCTAAGACCCTGCAACTGAACAACGGTTCTGGAACTACGAAGGTTGAGTTCCAATCTACAACTGGTAACGGATCTCTTGCTGGTATCCTCGATGTAACTGGTAATTTCAACGTTAATACGAATAAGTTCAACGTTGTTGCTGCTTCTGGTAATACAACCGTTGCTGGTACTCTTGGAGTTACTGGTGATACAACACTGACTGGTGCTCTGGATGCAAATAGCACCCTGAATGTTGCTGGTGATGTTCACCTTGAAAGCACCAATGACATCACAGTTGCTAAGAATAGTGGAACTGGTGAATGGGAGATTCAATCTAACGACTATGGTGCATTAAAAGTTGATGGT